GGTCGACTCCAAAAAGTAGTTTGGGATAGCCAGGTTTTGAGATGGTCATGTTTTGAAATACTTTTGGGATAGCCATACTTTTTAAGATAGCCAGGATGAGATAGTAGGTCGACTCCAAAAAGTAGTTTGGGATAGCCATACTTTTGAGATAGTCCTATTTTTTAAGATAGCCAGGATGAGATAGTAGGTCGACTCCAAAAAGTAGTTTGAGATAGTAGGACTCCATTAAATTGAAACGGTTTTAAAATCTTTTATGAAGTATACTGAACATGGAGCCAACCACATCGGAATGGATGGACGCCTTTCGCGAGCTGAATGCCTACCCCCAACTACATCGAATTGTCCTCCACAGGGATGGGGATTGGTCCTTTGTGGCAGAACGTAACCCTACGCGTCGACTCAATCCCAAGACCAATACAGTTGCCAAAACCTATTACAAAACCAAGTTATACAATGAAGTGACTTACTTTTGGTAAAGTCGTAAAAAATACATGTGTCCCACTACAAACTTTTTTTAGGAATGGAAGTAGGACGACTTTTTGGAACGGTCCTATTTTTTAGGATTATACTTTAAAAATATGGCGGCATAATTGTTCAAACATGGTATCTACTTTGGGTCTTGCGATATTATATATTTCAAGGTTCACGGAGTTGCTTTGATATGTCTTTTTTGGATTAAAACATTTATCGCACATCAAAATGACTATGATTTTATATTTTAGGTGGGGATACTTTTGAAGAATGATATCTAATTGTTCGGCATCGTCGATATCATTTATCGGAGTAGAATATTTTCCATGATGTTCACCATGGTGATAACCAGCATGTCCTTTTCTGCAAAATATAAGTTCTTCGTTACTTGTTTCTAAGATTTCGATGAATCGTTGACATCGTCTACTATATTTTTCTTTATCTTCTACATTATTTTTTTCAAAATCGTGATGAAAATAGATATCATATGTATTAATTCGGTTATTCAATGGTTCCGTAAAATATTTGAAATTATCATCTATACATTTCGATACACCATGATAGGAAACCGTCCAATCAAAAGGTAATGACACATTTCGTAATTTATATTTTTTTGTAAACTCCGCAATTCCACAATCTACGCCTATGGAGATAATCATTCTATATGGGGACATATAACTTTGGAACTACCTATTTTTTAGGATGGGTATACTTTTTAGGATAGAACTGACATACTTTTTAGGATGGATTATAAAGTAGGATAGATTTTGAAAAGGTTTTGGAATGGCATACTTTTTAGGATGGGTATACTTTTTAGGATAGATTTTGAAAAGGTTTTGGAATGGCATACTTTTTAGGATGGGTATACTTTTTAGGATGGATTTGGAATGGTCTATTTTTTAGGATGGATTTAAAAATCGACACAAAATTCATTCATTTTTAGTATAAAGTGGACGATTTTGGAACGGTATATTTTTAAGATGGATTTCGAAAAGGTTTTGGAATGGCCTACTTTTTAGGACGGGCATACTTTTTAGGATGGATTTGAAAAAGGTTTTAGAACGGCTTATTTTTAGGCTGGATTCAAAAGTAGGATGGATTTGGAATGGCATACTTTTTAGGATGGATTTTGAAAAGGTTTTGGAACGGCTTATTTTTAGGATGGATTTTGAAAAGGTTTTAGAACTACCTACTTTTTAGGATGGATGGGTATACTTTTTAGGTCGACTTCAAAAGTAGGATGGATTTGGAATGGCATACTTTTTAGGTAGACTTCAAAAGTATTTTAGAATTTGAAAAAGGTTTTGGAACTACCTACTTTTTAGGATGGATTTTGAAAAGGTTTTAGAACGGCATACTTTTTAGGATAGAACTGGCATACTTTTTAGGATGGATTCAAAAAGGTTTTGAAATGGCTTATTTTTTAGGCTGGATTTAAAAGTAGTTTCATTTTGAAAATAAGATAATCAAATAGTTGTTTCTTTTTGGAACGACTTCAAAAGTAGTTTCGAAACTACGCTTGAAATGTTTGCTCATCGCTGATTGGCTGAATTTTGGACGTCGCTGATTGGCTGAAAATCCCACCACGCTAGACGTTGAACAAACGTTTTCGCAGCGCATTCATGGAAGCGTCTCGCCATCTTTTTTTCGTAAATAATTTATAATTTTCGGTATCCAGCATCACAATGATGAAAAAGATGCTGTACATACCGCATTCATTATTTCCGTATTGATGAATTAACGGATAATTGTCGACATATTGGTACGCGGGGTCTTGCGCATGAATTTGTTTGTACAATGCATAAATCGACGGAAGAATCTTTCCACCTGCTGAATCAAAATAGAAGACTTTCTTTTTTTTTACCGAAATGTACATCGATACCCAATGCGAACCAGGTTCATCATGTTTATCGAGGTTAAAGATGATTCCTATTTTCTTGACTCCTTTTGGTAAATCGCGTACATCCAAGGTACACAATTCTTGGATTTCGCATTGACCATTATGTTGGTATTGGTAATCGGACGCAGCAGGACCTAAAAATAAGAATTCAGGATGCGCTTCTTCGTATCCTTTAAAGATTTCAATGATGTCGAGGGAAGATAACCATTCGGAGGAGTTGGATAACCAGGAACGAGGCATTTTTGGCGCAAAGAGACGGGAACCCATTCCTAATTTCTCAGTGATGCAGGATTCTTTCGAGCATGATAATTTCTCACTTAATTCATCCAGGATTCGGTCATTGGAGACAATCTTCACTTTATGGGTTTGGTTGTACCTTTTTTTTAATTCAGGCAGGATGGAGGTCAGACACGAACCTTTCACTTTTTTCGTGGACGGCGAACAATTCTCCGCTTTCATGCTCTATACAGAGATAACTTCGCAAGACAATCTGCCTCGTGATTCCCTTTGGAATGTTGGTCGGTCAATTTGGTGTGGGCGGCAACGTGCACTAGGGTCACGAACGGTTTCGAGATATACAATTCGTACGTTTCACGAACTAATTCTCGGTTGGGAATATCGGCAGGCCACTTCTTCTTCGAGCACTTGTCACCGTAGGTAGTACAGCACAACAACGCGTACGTCGAATCTGTATAGATAGCGGTTTTCTCAGTAAGTGTACGCATACAATCACGAATCGCGGTTAATTCTGCTACATTGTTGGTGACGTTACCTAGATAGACGGATTTATTTCGGGTATCATTTTCTCCATAATAGATTCCGTATCCACCATAATAAACACCTTTTTTCATAATGGCAGAACCGTCCGTGTAAATGCAGGTATCGAATTCTTCTTCTGTTCCAAAAGGACCATACTTTTGAAACCGTTCCGCTTCTTCTTTTGTTTCAAATTTTTTAAATTTCGGTCGTTTGGTGGTTTCAGGTTTACAGTCGTTCCACGTTTCAAAAACTTCATTTCGAATGTGTCCCGTGTACACGGCATAAAACGGCATATGTACACTCATTATCTTTCTTTTTATGTTTTATCCGCAATCTTTTTGGCATATTTGATGATGATTTCATCATTGGACATTTTCTGAAATACTAAATTGTCTTCAAATAAAAAGGTGAACAATGCGCCTTGACCATTTTTGCAGGTACACCGTTCACCAATCAAGATGAGAAATCCTCCGTTGAATATTTTTTTTAAATTATCGGTATGAATCCAACGCACGTATCTACCCAATACAAGTTCATCCAATTCTTCCACGTATTCATAATACTTGACCATTTTTGGAGGCAAGTTTAATTTGGCAGCAAGCTGGTTCATATAACTATTATACCCACTTTATTTTCTACCCTTTTGTCTATGCAATTGTTTCGCTCGTCGCTGATTGGTTGAAATTCGGACGCATCTGATTGGCTTATTTTTAGGCCGTCGCTGATTGGTCAAAAATCGCCTGGAATAGGCGCATGACATTCTCAGGGGAGTAGGAACGGTAAGCATTCCAATCACTTCGGGAAGATAGAATGGATTGAATGTTCTTAAAAATGTCCAACAAACTGTCTACGGAATCGTACAAGATGGCTTTCTCACCTAAAATTCGAATGTGCTCGATGTCACCGTGGGTACATGTAAGAATGGGTTTATTTTTGATGGAAAATTCAGCGACGGACAACCCAAACGTTTCTCCCATTTCTCTAGCATGTATCATGGCGTCACATGTGTTGATGAATTTTACTTTATCGTCAAGATTAACATTTTTTTCAAGATAAATAATTCTTGGGTGTTCATAAAAAGTATGGGTGTTCATGAATAAAAAATAACACGTGGGGTCCATGTCAAGATACTGTTGAATGGCTTGGTGAACCATTGGAATGTTAAATTCATGGAAGCCGCCGTACCTTCCGTACACGATGGAGTCGGAAGGAATGTGGAACGTGTCTCGAAGGTGTCCATCTACGTCAGGCAAATCTACCATGTGAGGAATGACAGTACAATGAGTACGATACGTATGGTTCACACTGTTTCCAATACTGATGTAATAATCACCTTCAGGATAAGTGGTGTCGAATACACAATGCTTGATGGTTTTACAATTTCCCCAGAGTTGTTTATCTTCAAAGGAATAAATGTCCCTTCCACCGTGAGTAAGTGTATAAAAAAAGGAGAGTTGGTATTGTTGAATGATGTACTTCATGTCATGAATGTGGTTGATTTCAAGGATGGTAAACCTCGCTTTAAATTTATCGTAACTTGGTCGTTCTGTAGTAAAATTAAATTTTTTTTGAGTTTCTTGAGTAAAACAAATGATGTAACTATGATGGTGTAACATGTCTTCATTGTATTTCGCGTAATCGTATATGGCGACTTCGGTGCCTCGTTCGGTAAATTGGCGTACAAAAAAACCAACGTTCATAATTGTACAATGATTTTAATCTTTATTTAAATATATGAAACATAAAACAAGAAAATGGAGCACTGCGTATAAAAAACGAATTGATTGTAAACGCCCCAAAGGTTTTTCTCAGAAACAATATTGTACCTATGGTAGAAAACATAAAACGAGACGTTAATCAACCCCTAACGCTTTGTACGACGACCAGCTTACATCTTTGATGGGGACAACCT